CGTCTTGACACATTACAGATACAGCCGCAACTTTCATACCCATGTCATACATAGTCTTAGCGTTCTTGAGCTTCTCACAGTTCATATCTCTAACAGTACGACCAGCAGAAATACCAAGTATCTGCGTCTGCACAGCACCAGCTACACCTACAGTACATAGATCAGAGTTACTTGCACTTATCTGTGGTGATATAGCAGAAGGTGGTGGACTATTGATTGTAGTATCCATAGATCCATCAGAAGTTATTGTACTATTACTGTCGGTGTAAATCGTATCGTCAGCATATACAGTACTACCAATTATCAGGGTAAGTAGTATAAGTAAGTGTTTCATTTTCTCTCCACGAGTCTATCTAACTTTTCCTCTATTCTATCAAACTTGCTCATTATTTGACCGAAGACTTGGCTTGAGTCAGCTTTAGTAACATAGTCTTCTCTAGTCCTGTTTAAGAGTATACGTAATCTATTTAATTCTATTACATAACCTCTCAATACAAACCCAATAAAACCAACACCTAGTGTTAGGACGCTACTCCACAGATCTGTCATTTCCATAATTTAGTGTCCTATAGCTAAAATGTGAACAGTACCAGTACCATAGTTATTACCATTAGTATGAGAAAACTGAAACCCTACTTGGCTAGTACTTGTGTTTCTTATATAAAGACTACCATCCATGTTTGCACCTGCATTTAATTCCATTGCTATTTGACAATTAAAAAGAGCAGTAGGAAAGGCTGTAGGAAAAGTAAGATATTGAATGTTATTCTCTTGAGCAGTAAAACTTTGAGCCTTCCATTGTATAATTAGTCCACCAACCTCAAGGTAGTTACTAGAAGTCACACCATTAATGTCAATTAAGTCATCACCAAAGGCTTTTAGTTTAGCTGGAGAGAATAAACTTTCAGTTGTACTTGTTCCCGTTAACCAAGCACTAGATGCCTGATCTCCAATAATACCAGTAGTTGATCCACCTGATGTTACTACAGGAGTGTTATCAAGTATAGAAGTTACACCTGTTGATTGGTTCATGTAAGCTACATCAATCCAAGTACTGTCAGTCTCATCTCTCATTTTAAGTATGTTATTAGTAGTATCATACCAGAACATATTAGCATAAGTTGTTGAGGGAGCGTTAGCCCCACTGTTGTTACTAGCAAGAGCTTGCAGTCCATTGTTTATATCAGATCTTGCACTACTAGCAGTCTGGTTAGCTATAGAAAAGTCATGTTGTGACATATATTAGTACTCCACTGTGGCACTTAGTGCCGATATATTAGGGGTTATTTTCGGGCCAGTATTAGAAAGGGTAGCTCTAAACTCTACAAACCTACCTACTATCTCTCCAGAAGCATCTACGAAAGATGCACTAGATAAGTTAGATACTGTATCTGCGGCTCTAGCTTCTACTATAACAGCATAATCTGAGAACTCTGCATCTTCATCAGTCCAAGTATCAAAGTTGTTAGGCCAAGTATCCCAGTTATTAGGTATATCATCCCAGTTTACTTCTCCATTAACAGCATCTGAATGTTTACGAGATACAGTAATAGCATAAGATAACCTAACTGTACGAGATGTACCTACATCAAAGTAACTATTTCCATTGTGGTTAAAGTCATAGACCCCAGTGGAATTTGCGTTAGCAAAGCTGTTCATAAATAATGTACCGCCAGAGACAGTAAGGTTAGTCTTAGACCCACTAAAGTTTGGACTCTCTGTATCTGTATCAGACGCACCCAGAGTAGGTAATTCAGTACCTGAAATAACAACAGACGTTGCTGTAGTACTCTCGTTTCCTGTTTTATCTACAGACGAAACAAAGAACTTACCAGCAAGAGCAGGGAAAGAAACAGACGTAGCTGGTCTAGCAATCTTCTCTACCTTTACTAAAGTAGAAGCATCTCCAAAGTTAGCTGAAGAGTTTGAGGAGTAGTGTAATTTATAGTGTGATAAATCTAAAGCAGTAACTGGCGACCAGTTAAAGAAGGCAGTACCCCCCGATAGTAAATGGGTCAGGTTAGTAGGCGCAGAAGGTGGCGTAGTATCATGTGTTACGTTAAAGGTAGTTGTAATTGTATTACCTTTGTAACCAAGAGCATTAACAGGTGTAACTGATATAGTATAGTTTATAGCTGGCTCGTTTACTTGAGGAGCATCTATACCTACTACCTCAAACCTACCTGCTGTAGTGCCTTCGTTAACAAGAATAGCTTGACCCACAGACTTAAATAGCGTATCAGATGTTTTCTTGTATTTAACAATAACTGACTCTACACGTTCTATTTGATTTGAGGTTACTTCTATAACAAGTACGTTAACAACACTCTCGTTAACTTCTCTATATTCTTTACTTACAGTAACACCCACATTAGGTACATCGTAGTAAGGAAGGAGTGTAGTATTGTTACTTATAATATCTTGTTCGTCTGCTGAAGTAAAACCAAAAGCAGAAGAACTACTCTCTCTCAGGGTCATAGCTACTCTTAAGTCTCCGCCCTCTACATTAGGAGCCAGCTTCCAATCAGTAACTTCAAACGTCTTTTCATTACCTGTAGTCCAACCATATCTGTCGTTCCTAAACTTAATGAAGTCTCCGACCTCAATGTCTAGAGCGTTAAGGCCAAACTCTGCGCTGAGAGTAAGTTGCTCTCTATTCCTAAACAACATCTGTCTTGCAAGTCTTTGAGCCGCTTTAGGGTTGCTAGTAAATGGCAAGTTTAAATCTAGTACAGACTCTACTCCATTATCTTGAGCAAGAAAAGAACTAGAGTTAATCTGTGGATAGTCAGCACTAACCCAACCTGCATCTGCATCTACAAAAGTTCCACGTACTGCATTAAAGTTATTTGCCATAGACATCTTAGTATCTAGAGATATTCCACTTCTAAGGTCGTCTAGTGTGAGTATCTTAGTGGGAGCTACGAAAGCCCCTGCAAAAAGTCTCCAAGAACCAGAACCCCAGAATAAAGTACCCCCACATGAAGTCATCATGTTTTGTAGTACGTTTCCTATTGATTCAGATGATTGTACTACTCCGTTAATAGCATACTGTTTTGTACTGTCTGATAACACTGTAGTGTCTTCACTTACAGACGCGGCTTCTTCAAAAGTAGCGTAATCAATACTGTTGTCGTTTAGTCCATACTCAGAAGTTATAAAGTCTCTTATTATCCAAGCGGCGTTATCTGTCCACGCAGGTGTTTGAGCTACACCATTAATAGTAGTAGCTACCTTCTTACCTTTTACTACAGCAGTTATTATAGGTACACCATTGGCAAAAACAGTTGAGTCGTACTCAAACCTGCAATACAAATAAGCTATACCCTTACCTATAAAGTCAGAACCAACAGAAGTTTCACTGTGTAGAGTTGTAGCTAGGGTTTGTGTAGAGTTAGCAAAAGTATCTGTAGCACTTGTTTGATCTCCCTTGTGTACGTAGATCTTAACTTTGTTGTCCCAGATAGGTTCAGTAACATTCTCGTTAGTCATTTGAACTAGGATGTCGTTAATATATATACCTTCTACACTATCTACCTCATGCCCAGCTATAGATATTACTTGGTGAAGTATCTTATTGTCACCCCCAGTAGACTCAGCAAAAGTGATTGTACCACCTTTTCTTACTTTACCGTAAACAAATTGAGAAGGAGCTAAAGCATTTTTACTATTAACTTGTAAACCATTAGACTGATTAACTCCACCTAGACTTGGTTTAGGTGTTAAAGCTCCTATTAAAGCTGATGTTACCATAGTTAAAGCTACGTAAGTTAAACCGTAAATAGCCCAGTAAGCAACACCAGCAGTACCCACACCTATAGCAGTAGCTATAGCGGTAGCTACTATACTCACAGGATCTTTAGGTGCTATTTCATGTACATTTTTATGTCGTAATACGTTAAAAGGAGTGTTGTGTTTATTTATCGACATACCCAAGCACTTTCTACATCTTCAATGTTTAATCTAATTAGACCTTCCCTATTGAGGAAGACAGCCCTAGAGCCTATGGAAATACCTAGAGCGACACCAGTTATCCAGCGACACCCTTTCTTAGTTGTAACAAGGCTACCAAACGTAGGTCTTTCAACTCTAGTTAGTTTAGTAGACAAACCTTCATCTAGAGAGTTAAAACCAAAGTCGTCTCTCACACTTCTTGGACCTTTAGGATATACACCATTACTTTGCATATATAAACCTTCCCAGTCGTCAGCATATCCTACACCGTGCATAGCTCTAAATGCACCATTAGTAAAAGTAAAACAATCGTGTACTCCCCACTCAAATGGTATACCTAACATCTTATCTAAGTAAGAATTTAACCTGATGTACTCTGCTTGCCCCATGTTATTGTCTGATCCTGTAATGATTGTACGTAGGAAAAGAAGGTATCTCCATCGTATCGGGATTGTTGATTTTCATCAGTATATCTCCATCCACTAGAGCGTTCCAATTCTATCAATTTACTTTCTATAGTCAAAGCGATTGTACTTGTATCTGCTTCATCAACTATTGTCATTTTATCCATCTTACCAGAGAATATTTCTACCACAGATGAATCACTTTGCTCACCTAAGTACAACCTCGCCACTCTTCTTTGGTAAGGTTCTTGTAGAGCTAGAGATACTATAGAGTTAGGTATCCCAGTTAAAGTTATCTCTAGAGATTTTGAGGATAGATCTCCTACCTCTTCTAAGTCCCCAATGGAAAGTAAGCTACCTGTACCAGTAAATACTTGATTACTACCCTGTACGTTAATAGTTCTATCGCCTAACCCAGTCCACATACGTAGAGGAGCAATGTTAACATTATTACCATCTACACCTACAATAGTTCTAGTATCAAACATAAGTTCTACAGCAAAGAAAGGTTCTATACTACTTGAAGTAAGGGCATTAAGAAGAGATGAAGATATTGCTCTACTCATCCTACTACCTCCGTTGCTCCAAATGATATACCAAAGAAACTTGCATTGTTAACCGACCAAGCTGTCTCGTTAGCTGATAACCTAAAGACCCCAGCGGAATTAGTTAGGTTAGCTGATACACTTGATCTAGCTTTTCTTAGCTTAGGCCATATCTCTAGAGTACCATCTCCAGATTGATCTTGTAGTACTTTATGTAGAGTAGCATCTGCGGCAGTACCTAGCTGTATGTAATCACCAGCTTTAAGTGTACCAGTCATAACTACGCCTACAGAACTAGCACCTACAGCACCTGTTATAACAGCAGACGTTGCAGTACCTCTCACAGTCTTAGCTGATGGGTCGTTAAGTAGGAATGTACCTGACATACCCTTTAAGCTCATCAGGAAGCTAATCCAAGTCTCTGCATCGTCTCTATTCATAGGTGGTAAACTAATGTCAGCTTCCCACATCTCACCATCATAAGATTGTGTCTGTTGCTTATAAGTAAAAGGAGACATAGATACAGCAACTGTATTCTTAGCTCTTAGTTCAATACTAGCCATACCAATGTTAGTAGGTAAAGCAAGTGGGTAAGAAATAGCCATTATGCCATCGCCCTTCCATAGCTACCACCACGTCGTTTAGCATCTAGTACTGCACCTTTAGCACTGTCTGCAATCTGTGGCATCATTTGTCGTATCTCAGCACGTACAGTTTGTTGTACTCCTGTAGATACATTTATGTTTTGTACGATAGTAGTTCCAGAACCACCGCCTCCACCAGAGTTAGGTGTTATAGTACCTGACATTGCAGGGGTAAATATCTCTGGACCACGCTCGCCTACAGTATAAGATCTACCGCCTTGTACTGGTCCACCATTAGCTCTACCTCCACCATGCTTAGGTCCACTCAATGCGGCATCTCCACCAGCAAAAGCACCAGTTATCATACCTGTAATCTTTTTAACGACATAAATACGATATAGGTCTTTAATAATAGCCGCCGCCATACTTTTAAAGGCATCCTTAACTGACATAGTACCATCTACCATAGACATCATAGCAGTCTCGAAAGAGTTAGCTATACTAGCACCTAACTTCTCACTGTCAGTCTGTATAGCATTAAGCCTCTTAGCTTCTCGCTGTAGTTCTTTAAACCTTGCTAGTTGTTTCTTCTGCTCTTCTGCTATAGCTTTTTCCGCTTCTTTCCTGTCGTATGCCGCTAGTTTATAGGATTGTATAGCTTTAAATTGCTCCATGATATTTTGGTAATGCTCAGAGCCATACTCTACGCCTCTTTTCTCTAAAGATAACTTAAACTTGTAAGTCTCAACAAACTGTTTAGCTACCTCTAACTCACGTCCCTTTAAGCCATTAATAACACCTTGTTCCATGTGTTGAGTTTCAAGACCTTGTAGGAATAATTCTTGATCCCTTAACTCTTCTTTAGCTAACCTCTCATTCTTATATTTTAGTCGGAGTATTTCCGCGAGATCTGCTGTTCTTTCTTTATCTCTATAGTTAGTAAGTTCGGCTAACTTAAGTAGCTTAGCCTTTTCTTTTCTCTCTTCTATAAACTTATTTAGCTTCTCTTTTGCAAGTCTTAATTCTTCTTTAGCCGATTCTATTGCCGCTTTATTTTGCTTACGTGCTAAACTTGCGTAACCAGAACCTCCTCCACTACCCATTTTAGAGTCTTGAGCTTTCTTCAAAACCTCTTCAGCACGTTTTACCGACTGATCTAGAATCATCTCAGTTACATCTTGGAAGCCACCTTTAAGAACTGCTAGATCTTGACTAACACCTTTGGCAGTTTCTCCAGCTTGTTTTAGCTGTTTATCAAAGTCTGCGAATACGTTGTTTGCATCACTAGCCGCTTTCCTAGCCGCCATAAATGCACCAGCTAATCCAGTACCGATAGCTAAGATCATACCTGCTATAGCACCTGCTGGACCAAATACACCTAACAACTGTGAACCCTGTTGACCGAGAGCAACTAACTTGTCAGTACCCCCTTGAACCTGTACCGCGAAATCCTGTACCTGATAACCGATCTGTTGCATACCAACAGCACCGAAGCGTTTCATCTTACGTGTGTTGACACTTGCTATTTGACCAAATTGGTTTATGCTTATGCCAGCTTGTTTAGCATTTATCTGTATCATCTTTAGATACTTGTTATACTGGTCGTCACCCATCTTAGATCTTTGAGCGTTAAGAACTTTAAGTTGGTCACTAAACAATTTCTGCGCTCTATACGCAGGGTCTATAGCGTTCTTTAGTCTCTCAAAATCTTTAGTCCCAGAACTAGCAGTAGATTTGATTTGGCCTTTTGCTTGTTTTGATAACGCAACTAATTTATTTAAGTCTTTCAGATCTATGGAGACTGATATTTTCTTAGCCATTTGTAACCCTCATGTATATTGTATCTAAAGACATAACTGCCTCTACTTCTCTAGCATCTAAAGGTGTGCCAGTTAGTTCTTTCCACGCTTTTATTTGCTCATATCCTATAGGGTTTGGGCCACTAAAACCCATAGTCCTTGATCTGTTTAGAGCTATAAAAGCAGACCATACGTGGGAAATGACCATAGGAAAGTCAGGGGACTCTAATTCCTTTGGTCTTATACCAGTCTGCTTTTCTACTTGTTCTAGGTGTTCTCTTTCGGATATACCATCCTTACCTGACTTACTTAGGGAAAACGTATGTTCTGCATAGTCTTCAAGTTTAGTTGTCAGGCTTTCGTAAAATCCAATGAGTTATTAACTGCCTCCTCAAGCTGTAACTTGATCCAGAATACTTCACTGTATATATCTCTTACGTTCTTCTCTGTTAACTTTGGTTTTTCACCATCAAAAGTTATGTTCCAACTCTTAGTAGTTTCTACTAATACATCAAGTGTAGAAGACTCAAGTTGTTCTGAAGTCATAGTTATGTCAGTAGCTTTAGTAGCGGCTTTAATTCTCTTATTAGTCTGAGAGTGCATAACTTTCTTGTACTCTGGGGAGTGTGTAGCATACATACAAATAGTCATATTAGAACCATCAGGGTTCGTAAGTTCTTCGCCTGTATTTGGGTGTACTAATGTGACATCTATTGTGTCGCTCTTGGGTGTTAAATCTTTTAAGTCCATATCGAGTTTCCTTATCGAGTTCGGGTTAATAAATGGGGAACGTCAGACCCGACACCAACGTCCCCCCACTCTAGCTAGAGTATTCTTTACGAGCGTGTAATACGCAAGTTAGTAGCTTCTGATGAGTCACGTAAAGCGACAAAGCTAAGAGTTACTATTCTACTTGTAGGACCTTCTACGCCTACATCAGCACTATTTATTTTACATCTAGGGAAGAAGAACTCCATAGTGTTTGGTGTGCCAGCATTGTCACCTACAGTAACCTTAAGTGGTGTTTCTGTTTCATTGACAAACCTATTGATTAGTGAGGCATCCTCAAAGTAAGCTGAAAGAGTGCCTTCTACTACAGCGTTACCTACTTCTAGTGCAGGTGCGCTATCGTCACCAACAACAAATGTAGGAGCAAAGCTGTTAGTTAAGGTGAAGTCCATAGCTGTAACTATAGCTGATGCTGATCCGCCTATCTCTAAGTCACCTGAGTAAGAGTCAAATGGTGAAGCTCCAGAAGCAGGGTCTTGTGTCTTCTCTGAAGCACTCATAGTCATACTCTTACCGACTATACCGAATGTACCTGTTACCATAGCATTAGGTGCTAGGGATACAGAAAGTGTATCTACTGAACAACCTGTAAACAATCTAGCTTGATCGATGTCAGCGGCATAGTCCTCAATAGAAAAGTACTTAGGTGTTGTACCTACTTTAAGTACGTTTGTAGACCAAGCGCTTAACATAGCAGACTCTAGTAGTTCATCGAAATCTCCATCTCGTAGATCTCCTACAATGTCTCCAGCTACTTGACGGTTGCCGTGACGGTCTACTCTAGACATACGGTCAGCTTGAATGTCAGTACCTTCAACACGGTCTTTAGTCATGTTAAGTGAATGGGAAGTGAAAGGTAAGTTTTGGAAGTTACCAGCTGGTGTCGTACCGAAAGTTGTTTCAGTGATGTATGACAGACTGGAACGTGAACCCTGTGCAAAGGCCATATTATATTCTCCTATAGAATTATGTGTATGCGTACCAAGTAATGATGACAGGGACAAAGTACCAAGGGCTATCTAGTAAGCCTTGTCGTCTTTCTGCGTAGTCAATAGATACGTTTATATTATTTGATGTTAAAGAAGTAGTAGCCTCAAACGCTTCAATGACGTTCTTAGCAAGGGTGTCTGCTACAGCTGGTCCTTGACCTTCTGGTGCGTAACAGTTAACTAGGAATATACCATCGTATCTCTGTTGGGGATTTAAGCCCCGTACAGCAGGTCTACGTGATACAGGGTCAAACACTACCTGTAAATAGCTAGTGCCAGTTGTAGGTACAAAAGAAACGCCCTCGTAAGCTATCTGAGGACTACCTGATACATTAGCAAGTTGTGTCTCTAGTGCTGATCTTATGAATTTATGTACATCAGCCATACTTATTTCCTATTTCCTCAAAGATTAATTTACCTTGTTTATATTCTACAAAACTAGCGTGATTAGCTCCATTTCTTAAAGTAACCACTGTGGTGTTTGTTAGATCTAACTGGTCAATATCTTGATATAAAAGTTGTCTGCCTTCATTGGCTTTAGTTGTTGGACTTTGGTTTCTAGGTTTACCGTGAGATGATCCACCTCTAGGTCTACCAGAACCTGTAGCAAAGGAGAAAGAAGTTATATAAGTTCCTGTATCTACAAACGATGTTGACTCATTTATAGCAGTATCAGCTATCTCTCTAAGGACAAACTCAACCTCTTCAGTTACGCTATCCCCTAACTTATCAAAGTCAGCATATAGTGAAGGATTAACTTTTAATTTTGCGCTCATACTAGCCATTATTCAGATACCTCACAAACGTAGCATACTGCTACACCAGAAGCATAGATGGTTTGTACGTTATTAATAGACACTGTGTCGCCTCTACCAGAGATTTGATCATTGTCTGTAGGTATTGCAGGTAAGCCAAGGGCAGGTATCACACAGTTACGTGTGCCACGTCTTATCTCGTTTAGTAGAACGCCCTCTTGTACATTATACATATAGGCAGTTATTTCATATTCTTTAACTGTACTAGAATATTCGCCAGTACTAGCATTGTAAGAACCAGAAGTAGTCTTTCTTAGTGTTAAAGTACTACCATGACGTTGTACCAGTTTAAGTAAATTGTACGCTTGCATGTGACATCCCTATTCGTAATCAGTAGTTTCTGCGTCTATCTTAAATTGATCCTTGTTGAACTCTGGTCTAACCCTATTAGTGTTTGCTCTTACACCCTCTACAGTGGAAACAGAAATAC